GTAAGGGCTAAGACCTTGGACATCCGTCTTTAGGTCGATCATTCATCAGCAGCGTTAGCTGACCAATAGAATGGGTTGCTTCGAACGCAACACGAGTGACAAGAGTCTTTAGTCCGGGCATTTCGCCCACCTATGTACGTTAACCCTGGAGAACTTCATGAACACGACTCAGATAGCTGCGCCGACGGATTACGAGACTTTCAAGGCCCTGGTCAAGAAGATCAGGTCCGAAGGAAGTGCTCACACCTCGGGACAACAATACCTGCTCAGCCTCTTCGAGGTTGCCGCATGGTATCTTGATGAGTACGGTCATGAATTCCCAGAAGGGGTCGACGTACTTTCCGACAATCTTTGCGGTGCCACCATTCTATTGGTTGGCACTCGGCGCGAGGTCCTAGACGCTCAGCTGTGGCTCACGCTACGGCTGGACGAACAGATCTCTAAACGCCAGGCGGACTGCTACCCTGCACTAGGCAAAACCTGTGCAGTTTGCGGTTCCGTCAGCATTGATTAGTCGGGGTTTAGGACTAACATTGAGGAAATCTAGAGATGCCAACTAAAACATGGTATTCGTCTACAGGATTCTCGAGAGAAACTCGAAGTTTTGTGGACTACCCCCCTGGTCATCCCCTTGCGGGGACACCGCCTCCGGCGTGGTCAAACTCTAACAAAGTTGACGCTGCGTCTAGCGGCTATGTGATTACGGGTAGTTCTCCTGGTGACTGGAAGAAGCGTATCCGTTCTGGATACAATGCAACTTCTAGCATGCTAGGTGACGACTCTAGTGCGAATGGCCATAACGATGGCTTCGTCTCGGCTATGAGGCAACAAACCTCTGGTGCTGGGATCGGGCAGACTAGGATCGATGAGATCCGTGGATGCCTCGGGACATATGGAAACATATCCCCTTTAGATCCGACACACGAGATACTCAGTGTCAAAAACCGGGTCAAGTTAGCAATCGTCGACCAAATTCGATCCGCGTGCACGAGCCTTCAAGGCTTAGTCAGTGCGGGCGAGTATGGTGAGACGTTGCGCTTGATAAACGGTTCAGCTAGAAGCATCGACCAACGGACTCGCGAGTATCTTGGGCACATTCATAAACGTGCCCGGATCTGGCGCAGTCTTCGGCGGTCGGCTTCCGAGAAGCTGGACTGGATCTCGAAACGCTGGTTGGAGTACTCCTTTGGGGTAAAACCACTTATCAGTGATGTTAAGGGTGGTGCGCTTGCACTCGCCCGCTTGATGAACTATCGTCCACCTACGGTGAATGTTAGGTATGCAAGTGAATCGTCTTTCAACGACGAACCTCTCCTGGTTACGCGCGACTTTGGAATCATTAATTTGAAACTAAGAGTTATGCGTAGTTATGGTTACTCGTACCGGATTTACGGAAAAGTGGGTATTCAACCCCATAGTCCGTCCCAGTTCGCCCGAGCACCGATTCTTGACGAATTCGGACTCAGGTTAGACGAGTTCCTTCCCACTCTGTGGGAATTGATTCCGTACTCCTTCATGGTGGATTATTTCACCAACATTGGTGGAATGATTGACGCTGCATCGTTGAACACAAACACGGTGCGGTGGTTAGCTAGCGGGTCTAAGGCTACTTCGGAGCTACGTTCTGTAGTCTTCGAATGTACTCAGGACCCCGCCGGCAGCGGCCAGAAGAACTCTGGCTTCACTTTCGATCCGGGTTCGGATTTTGTTCGAACGCGAGCTAAGTGGTCGAGAGGAACGTTTGATCCGGACTTCCTGGTTCCAGAATTGGAATTCAAGGTGCCGGGTACAGCGACCAAATGGCTTAATATGGCCAGTTTGGCGATCCTTCATCGTGACGTAAGGCTGTCTCTTCGTTGAGGCAGCTCACTGGGACTTCGTCCCATCACTCTTCATTTACCTGTTGGAGACCACATGACCTGGAGTCCTGATGCCAGTACCACTGGGGGCGCACAGACGGGGTTCACCTCACCGACATTTACGTTGGTGGATGATCTCGCACCTGTCGTTAACGCAAAGCAGAAGACCTGTACCACCTTAGGTGGCACTCAGGGGACTGCTGTTGCGAACTCTGCCTCGTTGCCTTTCACGGCGACGTTTTTCAAACCGGCGACCTTCAAACAGTTACCGGCCGCGAACCCTATTACGGGTTTGCGAGGGCAGATACCCAATAACCAATTCAAACTAGTCATCCGCAAGGGTGGCTACGCTGCATTGGGTGTTCCCGTGACGCTCATTGCTCGTCTGAGCATTGACGTTCCCGCGGGAATGGAAACCTACAATCCGGATGATGTCCGATCCTTCGCATCCTTCCTTTGCGGCCTTCTCTCCGAAGAGAGCGCCGATTTGGGGGACACGTTGGTGACCGGGGTCGTATGACCCTCCGTCATTTACTAGTAACAGTCAAACTGTCGCTGGTAAGATTGAAGGCGTATCTCCACTTCTTGCTGAAGTGGGAAGAGAAACCTTAAAGATACCTCCGTAGGTTATGGTAATGGCTCGGGCTCCGGCTTGGGTCATTACCCAAAAAGGAACCACACTGTGGCTATTCAGCCCGATGAGATTCTCTGTTTATTAGCCGAAGATTATGCTGAAGCGGGGCTTCCGTACGAGACGGAAACCTGGCCAGGCATGACCATTCGCGAAGCGGCCGCGGTATCATTGCGCAAATCCATCGTCCAGAAATGGCGATGGCCTAGCACGGTTGATACCGATAAAGCTGCTCTCGCAAAGTTTCTCAATACGAACAAGTCGTGTGAGACATGGTCACTACCGCAGGACTACGACTGTAAGTTTGAAGAGCTCCTAGGGTGCTTTAAGCACGCACTTTGGGACTTTTGGACTAGGCGTGGATTCCCCCTGGTATCCTACCCGGAGATCGGTTACGTGCTTGATGAAGCGCGTACCGGTCCCGGCGTGAGTATCGGGTCTCGAGGAAACGACTTCTATACGAAGTTATTTGCCTCGCCACTAACCTGTAGCGATCCGAAGCTGTACAAGATGTACAACAATTACTGCGCACGCTACCCTCGGTGGCACGACTCGGAAAACTTCCGGGTGTCCCACTATGGCACGGCACGTGTAATTGAGAACAGTAAGCTGAGCTTTGTTCCGAAGAACGATAAGATCTCTAGGTGCATATGCATTGAGCCTTCGCTGAATACTTTTCTTCAGTTAGGCTTCG